TTCTATTGAAATCACCGACAAAATAATTAAATTTTCTAAAGAATTAATGAATTTCGCTGATTCAAATGATTATTTAGAAATATCAAACTTAGCTCAATCTCTATCTGGAGAAGCAGCAAAAACTAAATACCTACTAACATTATCTTAGTAGGTTTTTTGATAGCAGGTGGGAGGTAAGGTATCTCACGGGTCTCATAAGCCCGCTTAAATCGGTTCGATTCCGTTACGTTGCTACTAACTTTAATAATTAAATTAAATAAAATGAAAAAAGTAGAAGACGCTAAAAAAATAACAGACCAACAACTAGAAACTGTTAGAAAACATCAATCAGAATTAAATGAGATTTTAATTAATATAGGCGTTATTGAATCGCAAAAACATTCTATGCTTCACAACTTAGCAGAAGTAAATAGAAGAGTTGAAGAATATAAGAGTTTATTAGAAGAAGAATATGGTCCAATAAACATTAGTTTAGAAGACGGTTCTTATGCAGTTATAGAAAAAACAAGTTAACAACATGAATTTAATAAGAAAAATTAGTATAGGTTCTGATTATAAGAACGATGCGATGCATTATTCTGTAGGTCAAACAGTGTACGGAGGTCATGAAGTGAACTGTATTCTATTTGAAGAAGAAGATTCTTCTTATAATATTTACATAGAAAAAAACGATGAAGTATTACCTTGGAAGAAATTTAATAAAAACGTAGCTATATCAGTAGAATACGATTTAGAATATTAAATGAAGTCTATTTTTAGTTTTATAGTAAAACCAGTAGGTGAAAGATACGAGAACACTAAAAAGGTAGGTGATAAAGAATTAATACTAAATACTAAAATAGAAAGCTTTAAATCTGTTAATAATGTGGCTGAAGTTGTTGAAATACCAGTTGCTTTTAAAACAGATATAAAAATAGGTGACAAAGTGATTATTCATCACAATGTATTTAGAAGATTCTATGATATGAAAGGTAAACAAAAGAATAGTAGATCATATTATAAAGAAGATCTATACTTCGTAGAAGAAGACCAAATATACTTATATGGAGATTATGGTAATTGGAAAACTTATGGAGAAAGATGTTTTGTTAAACCTATTAAAAATATAGATCAATTTAAGATACAGAAAGAACAAAAACATATTGGAATACTAAAATATGGAAATAGTTCATTAGAAGCTCTTAAAATCACTCCTGGAGATCTCGTAGGTTTTAAACCTTACGGTGAATATGATTTTATCGTTGATGACGAAAGATTGTATTGTATGAAATCAAATGATATTGTAATTAAATATGAGTATAGAGGAAACGAAGTTGAGTATAATCCAGGCTGGGCAAAAAGCAGTTGAGGAATTAATAAAGGTTGCGGAAGAGAAGATTGTAGATAGTGGAGATGATATATCTGCGGATAGACTTAAAAATGCTGCTGCTACTAAAAAACTAGCAATATTTGATGCTTTTGAAATACTTAATCGTATAGAGGAAGAGAGAAAAATGCTTAATGGTGAAGAAATTTCTTCAACTCAAAAATCATTTGGTGGTTTTGCTGAAAGGAGGTCTAAGTAATGTATGAGCAAACTTTATTAAAAGTATTACCAGACTATATAAAAGATTCAACGATAACCAAACTTAACAGAAGTAAAAAATGGGAGTATGGTTACAACAAAGAACATGATGTTGTTGTTATTAGCAAAACTGGTAAAATTGGTGAAATATACGAAATACAAAACCTCAGAATTGCATTACCACTTATAGAAGATTGTTATAAAAGATCTAACAAGAAAGAAGAACAATACTGGGAACAAAAACAATATCCAAAAGAATTAGATAGGATAAAAAGTGTTTTTGAATGGAATAAACAGCTAGATAGATTTAAAGAAAGCTGGTATGATTATATAGATAATGAGTTCAAATATAGAGAAGAAGGTTTCTCTTTTTATAACAATGGTGTTCAAACGTATATAACTGGCTCTCATTATATGTACTTGCAATGGAGCAAGATAGACGTTGGTGCTGCTGATTTTAGGGAATCAAATAGATTATTCTTTATATTTTGGGAAGCTGTCAAAGCTGATAGTAGATGTTATGGAATGTGTTATTTAAAGAATAGACGTTCTGGATTTTCGTTTATGTCTTCAGCTGAACTTGTTAACCAAGCAACGATAAGTTCAGACGCTAGATATGGTATATTATCAAAAACCGGAGCTGACGCTAAGAAGATGTTTACAGATAAAGTAGTTCCTATTTCTATAAACTATCCATTTTTCTTTAAACCAATACAGGACGGTATGGATCGTCCAAAGACAGAATTAGCTTATCGAGTTCCAGCTTCTAAATTAACTAGAAGAAAACTAGATTCAAGTGAACAAGTCGAGGACTTAGAAGGTCTTGACACAACAATAGATTGGAAAAATACAGGTGATAATAGTTATGATGGTGAAAAACTAAGATTATTAGTACATGATGAAAGTGGTAAATGGGAAAAACCAGATAACATATTAAACAACTGGCGAGTAACTAAGACCTGTGTTAGACTAGGTAGTAGAATTGTTGGTAAGTGTATGATGGGTTCAACATCTAATGCTTTAGATAAGGGTGGTGAAAATTTTAAAAAACTATACTACGATTCTGATGTAAATAAAAGAAATAAAAACGGACAAACTAGTTCTGGTCTTTATTCTCTATTTATACCTATGGAATGGAATTTCGAAGGTTATATTGATAAATACGGAATGCCTGTATTTGATACACCTGAAAAACCAATATTAGGAGCAGATGATCTCTGGATAGATACAGGTGTTATAGAACATTGGCAAAATGAAGTTGATGGTCTAAAACATGATCAAGATGCTTTAAATGAATATTATAGACAGTTTCCTAGAACTGAACAACACGCTTTTAGAGATGAAGCGAAGCAATCGCTTTTTAATTTAACAAAAATATACGAGCAAATAGACTACAATGAAGATCTAAGAAACACAAACGTTTTAACTAGAGGTAATTTTCAGTGGGAAAACGGTGTTAAAGATTCAAGTGTTATATTTATTCCTAATAAAGAAGGAAAATTTTTAATTTCTTGGGTTCCACCTAAACATTTGCAAAATCATGTGATAATAAAAAACGGAGTGAAATATCCAGGTAACGAGCATTGTGGTGCTTTTGGATGTGACCCTTATGACATATCGGGTACGGTAGATGGTAAAGGTTCTAAGGGAGCTTTACATGGTCTCACCAAGTTTTCAATGGAAGACGTACCACCAAATCACTTTTTTTTAGAATATATAGAAAGACCTCAAACTTCAGAAATATTTTTTGAAGATGTGTTAATGGCTTGTGTTTTTTATGGAATGCCATTGTTAGCAGAAAACAATAAACCAAGGCTTTTGTATTATTTTAAAAGAAGAGGTTATAGAGGTTTTTCTATGAATAGACCAGATAAAGTTTGGAATAACTTATCTGTTACTGAAAAAGAAATAGGTGGTATACCAAATAATAGTGAAGATATAAAGCAAGCACACGCTTCTGCTATAGAATCTTTTATAGAAAATAATGTTGGTTTATTAGAATACGGTTATGGAAGCATGTATTTTAATAAAACATTGAATGATTGGAGTAGATTTAATATAAATAATAGAACAAAATATGATGCTTCTATTAGTTCTGGTTTAGCTATAATGGCTTGTAACAGACATTTATATACGCCAATAGCTGAAATAAAAAGAGAAGTCTTTGACTTAGGTATAAAAAAATATGATAATAGAGGTTCTTTATCAAAAATAACGTAATAAATGAAGGTATATACAAACACTAATAGTTCTTTTCCAAGCCAAGTAGTCCCGGACTCTGTTAAAGCGTCAGAGGAATATGGTCTTCAGGTATCAAATGCGATAGAGCAAGAGTGGTTCGATGGTAGCAGAATTAACGGTAATAGATATTTAACTAATTGGAATAATTTTCACCAATTAAGATTATATGCTAGAGGTGAGCAATCAATTCAAAAATACAAAGATGAACTAGCTATTAACGGTGATTTGTCTTACTTAAATATAGATTGGAAACCTGTTCCTATTATACCTAAGTTTGTTGATATTGTTGTTAATGGTATATCAGAAAAAGAATACGATATAAAAGCTTTCGCTCAAGATCCAGAATCTATGAAACAAAGAACTTCTTATGCTCAATCAGTATTGAGAGATATGTATTCTAAGGACTTGATAAACAAAGCTAACAGTATAACAGGTCAAAACTTTTTTAACTCTCCTCTTCCTCAAGAAGAATTACCAGAGTCCAAAGAAGAATTAGACTTACACATGCAACTTTCTTATAAGCAATCAATAGAAATTGCTGAAGAAGAAGCTATAAATAATATACTTGATTTAAACAAGTATGAACTAACAAAGAGAAGACTAAACTATGACTTAACAACACTTGGAATTGCTTGTGTTAAAACTAATTTTAATGTTAGTGAAGGTATAAAAGTTGATTATGTTGATCCAGCTTACTTAGTATACTCTTATACTGAAGATCCAAATTTTGATGATGTTTATTATGTTGGAGAAGTAAAAGCTGTCACAATACCTGAGCTTAAAAAACAGTTTCCTCATATATCAGAAGAAGAATTGTATGAGATACAGCAAATGCCAGGAAATAGACAATATATAACTGGTTGGGGTAATTATGATGAAAACACTGTTCAAGTTTTATATTTTGAATATAAGACTTACATGAATCAAGTTTTCAAAATAAAATATGGTGATAATGGTTTAGAGAAAGTTATACAAAAGACAGACGACTTCAACCCGCCAGAAAACGATAACTTCGAAAGAGTTTCTAGAACTATAGAAGTTCTTTACACAGGTGCTAAAATAATGGGTACTAATAGAATGTTAGAATGGAAACTGTCTGAAAATATGACTAGACCATACGCTGACACAACTAAAGTAGAAATGAACTACGTTATAACAGCACCAAGAATGTACAAAGGTAGAATAGAATCATTAGTTAGTAGAATAACAGGTTTTGCTGATATGATTCAAATAACTCACCTAAAATTGCAACAAGTTCTTTCAAAGATGGTTCCAGATGGAGTTTTCTTAGATGTTGATGGTTTAATGGAAGTTGATTTAGGAAACGGAACTAAATATAATCCAGCAGAAGCTTTAAACATGTATTTTCAAACTGGTAGTGTTGTTGGTAGATCAATGACGCAGGACGGTGGAATGAACGCAGGTAAAGTTCCAATCCAAGAACTATCTAGCTCATCAGGACAAGCAAAAATACAATCTTTAATAGGTACATATCAATACTACTTACAAATGATAAGAGATGTAACTGGTCTTAATGAGGCTAGAGACGGTAGTATGCCAGATAAAGATTCTTTGGTTGGTTTACAGAAAATGGCTGCTAACGCTTCAAACACCGCTACAAAACACATATTACAAGCTAGTTTATATTTAACTCTTAGAACATGTGAGAATATATCATTAAGAATAGCTGATTGTTTAGAATATCCTTTAACAGCTAAAGTTTTAGAAGAAAGTATTACAGTATATAACACATCGACACTAAGAGAGATAAAAAATCTAAATTTACATGATTTTGGTATATACTTAGAATTAGAACCTGACGATGAAGAAAAAGCTATGTTAGAACAAAACATACAAGTTGCTTTACAGTCAGGGAGTATAGATTTAGACGATGCTATTGATATTAGGCAGGTTAGAAATCTAAAGTTAGCAAATCAAATGCTTAAGTTTAGAAAAACTAAGAAAAGAGAAGCTGATCAAGCTGCTCAAATGGCCAACATACAAGCTCAAGCACAAGCTAACCAACAAACAGCAGAAAAAGCTGCTTTATACGAAGTTCAGAAGCAACAAGCTTTAACTCAAGAAAAAGTAAATATAGAGCAAGCTAAATCTAAATTTGAAATAGAAAAAATGCAAATGGAAGCTCAAATGAAACAGCAATTAATGCAACTTGAATTTGAGTTTAACATGCAATTAGCACAAGTAAAGGCTCAAGCTGATATGACTATCGCTAACAAAAGTGAGGACAGAAGAGATGAAAGAGCTAAAATACAAGGGACTTTACAAAGTCAATTGATAGATCAAAGAAAGAACAATTCATTGCCTCAAAATTTTGAATCAGCAGGTTTTGATGGTATGGGAGGATTTGGATTAGAACAGTTCGAACCAAAATAAAAAAAATTATTTAATTATATTATATCATGTCAGTAGAAGTAAAACAAGAAGGTGAGTTCAAAATGTCTAAAAAGACAACACCTAAAAAATTAAACAAACCAGACGAGGTTATTAAAGTTGACTTATCTGTTCCTAAAAAAGAAGCAGATATAACAAAAGTTGTAATACCTTCAGAAAACAAGCAAGAAGATGCCATTCAAGAACAAAGCGCAGATGAAAGCGTGTTACGCACAGAACAATCCGAAATGGGATTGCAAAAAGTGGAACAAGGAAACGAAGAGTCCGCTAAAACTGTTATTGAAGAAATACAAAACGAAGAATCAGTAAATAAAGAAACTGAGATTAAAGAAAAGCAGTTAAACGAAGCTATATCACAATACGAA